ATTTTTAGAATATTCTTCAAGAAAGTTTCTAAGACTTGCTTGCGTTTTTTGTGTAAGATAATCCGCTTCGTCAATAATCACATATTTACGACCACCAGAAAGTGATACAGAAGAAGCATATCTTGAAATGTCATAACGCAAAGTATCAATATCACCCTTCAATGACCCGTTGATGATCATGTAGTCACAATCAAGTTCACGCAACATTGCTATTGCAGAAGTGGTTTTGCCCGTTCCTGGTGGTCCTGATAGAAGCAAATTAGGAACATTTTTATCATCTACAAATTTTTGAAACATGGATTTTGTTTTTGCGGGTAGAATTGCTTCTGATACTTTTGATGGTCGGTATTTTTGTGCCCACAAAAATTCACCATTCACACCTTCAATTGTCATAATATAATACCTCTTTCATCATAATTTAAAGTAGAAGCAGGGAATTATTCCCCTGCTTCTGTTTCTTCTTGTACTTCTTTAGGCATATTTGCTTCAACAATACTGTTAAATTTTTCTCGCAAAGCACCTACTGTTGCCATCTCATTTCCTTTAAATGCGCCACGTTCACTACACGCATCAATGATTTGAACAACCACAGCAATATCTTGTAGGTTTACTGAATTTGCAGTTTCTGTCATATTTTATCCTTTGTTAAATGTTGATTTTGACTCAATTGCGATGAAGTATTTCATAGTTTCAGATTCGAACATAGAAATACCTTTTGAACTAAGTGACACTGTATAGTTTGAAGGAATGATCTTAGCATTCTCCAACTTGATAATCAAGACAAAATTGTCTTCGGTATCACCCAATTCGATTTGGAAGTTGTCAGCAGTCGGATTTTGACTATCGTAAGTAGAAATAACACACTTACCATCTTTACCAATAAACGCCATTTCTGGTTGCTGCAAAACACCACATGCCTTTAGAACAGATTTCAAATCTTCCAAATTTATGTTTACTGTAACATCTGGTGTTGGAATACTGATTTCTTTATCTGGTGGAGCGATCACCATTGATTGGTCAGCAAAGAAATATCGTGTCTTACGATTTTTTTCTGAAATTATAAGGTTTTTTTGTTCAAATGAAATATCAGCGTCATCATATAGAGCATATACCGCCAAAAGGCGAGACAAATCATAAATCACTGCATCACTTGGGATTTCTTCATCAATCGTAGCAGATGCCATGACGGTTTTTTGTGGACTAATTGTCTTTAGAACATTACCCTTTTTGAGAATAATTGATTGGTTAATTGCTGAGAAATTGCGCAATATTGTTAGTGTTTTATCGGAAAACTTCATTTTCACTCCTTTTTTTTCATGATGTAATTGTTTGACAGTAGCATGTATATGTGATACTGTCAAGGTTTATTCTTATATGCTTTGGGATTAGACGATTTGTCTGTTGTCAATGGTGCATCAATAGATGCCATTGCTGCAAGAGAACCTTTATAAACATACGACCCCACATGACTCAATTCTACCCATGGGCATGTGTGGAGATTGATACCTGCTTTTATAGCATTTTTACAGAAGAAATAATCTTCTGATAGATATCGTCTTGTATCTGGATCAATGATACAATCAAAATATGCAGTAATTTCACGCGACCCATCAAAGTTAGCACTTCTTGAATGGTCAGGAAGATATTTAAGTTCTGGATATGCTTTTTCATATTTTTCGAAAGTTTCCCGTGGTATCAACATAAAACCAGTGCCGGACTCTTTCACTTGTACTGGTTCATCAAGACGGAAACTTTTCTGACCAGTTTCAGCAAGGTTTAGAACATAATCAGCAGTGTAGAATTGAAGATGGAATGGGTTTTCTGCTTTGCCCATTTCAACTGCTTTCTTAATCTTTTCCCATGCAATAGTTTTTTTAGGATATGGTCCTGTCAAGACATCATATTTGTCTTTATTTTGTGTTTGTAGCGCAAGAAGATTCAACACATCATTTGGTCTAAAAAAAATGTCCGCATCAATGAACATCAAGTGTGTACAATCAGAACGCAAAAATTCATCCACAACATAATTTCTTGCTCTTTGAACTAATGATTCATTGAATAGGTAATAAAATTCTACATTAATACCGTATTTTGTAGACATTTTTGCCAAATCAGCAGTTGCTTTAGTGTATAACCCTGCACACTCACCACCATACATCGGTGTTCCTACAAATATAGAGTATTCTCTAAGTTTTTCTATATCTACTTTTAATTCCATAATATACCTTTCATAATTAAAACTTCATTTCATTCCACTATTTATATGTCAGCATCAAGAAGATATTCCACTTTTATGTTACTTTCTTGAAATAATGGGAGTGATTTTTTTGTCCATTCACTAAACCATCTAGAGTTTTCATCGGGTTGCATGACAACTACTTTTGATATACCAGACTGCGAAACAGATTTTGCGCATTCACTACAAACAGGAAGACCATATACGAATATAGTAGCACCATCTACAGGAACACCATTTTTCAATGCATTTAAAATTGCATTCATTTCGGCATGTATGATTAATGGGTATTTTTCTTCTTTGACATTTAATCGGTCATCATCAGCAATTGTTTTAGGAAACCCATTATATCCAGTAGCAAGTATACGGCGGTTTTCATTAACGATTACTGCACCTATTTTACTACTTGGGTCTTTACTCCACGAACCAACTTCTTTTGCGACACGCATAAAACGTATCATCCATTTTTCATTCATTTGAGCAACATCTCCATATCATGTTCCAACATAAACATGGTTTGCATCCGCATCAAATCAGCAGCAAGTTCATGTTTACTATTATGTTCTTGAAAAGCACTTTCCCAATATTCTGTATCTTTTACAGGGATAAATCTATTTTGTTGCCTAAAATCAAGTTTTGTATCAAGATGTGTGGCAATATCTCTTACTTTCCACGTATTCAAATATTCACCCATCAAATTTTTATTTCCTGCTTTTTTGAAAGCATTTAATAAAATCACACCATCAAATGTGTTGTTCCTAGACCACCAGTAATCTATTTTTTCAGAATTTGACAAAAAAGTGTTTATTTTTTTACAAAAATCAGAAAGAGACAAATCGTCTTTTTTTGGTTTAATCAACGCTCTCAATTCAGGCGTTTGCTTTTCCCAAAAATTAACAGTGCTTTCTTCTATCGAATACCCATGATTTACAACTTGATCTTTCACACTTACTTTAAATGTTGTCGAGTTCTTCACGATTTCTTCAAAAGAGTATGGATCAACTTTGAACCTGTCCCATTCAAAAGCGAACAAAGAACAATTTATGATTGGGCATGTGAATTGATCCTGTCCAAATGTCTGAAAATCTATCATTAAATCTACCATTATTTTTCCTTTTTTATGTGGCATATTTGACAGATCATACCATTTATGATATGATCTGTCAACCCTTTATATTACATAAAGAAACTTTCAATCGTATCAACTTTCTCAGCAGACCAACCAAGAGATATCATGATAGACTCCAAAGGTTTTAAAAACACTTTGTCGAATTGCATATCGTAATCAATATACTTTTCCATACCCATCTCTTTTGGTAGGACACTTGGGAAAGATATAATATTCTCTTTGATCGGGTTTGGTAATTTCAAATAAACAAACTTGATCTTATCACCAGATTTAATTTCCTCATATTTCTTATCAAACCCAAGTTGTTTTAGATGTTTGTTGTATACAATAGCACCTCTAACGTGTATAGGAGTTCCTTTTTTATACACAGTTTGCTTATTCATGAATTTGTCGATATCATCCGTACCGGAGTTCTTAGCAATATCTTCCACAGGAAGTTTTGAAAATTCTTGACGGAAGTCTTCAATGAATTTTTGTGTGTCCGCTTCGGTTCCATTCATGATAACTTTGAAAACATCTTGCATTTTCTTCCTACAAATCTCAGGCGTTGAAGACCTAACAGATTCAAGACCAGTAACAGAAATCTTTGGAATTTCATAGTGGACACCCTCACTATTCAATGTATTCAAAACATAACGCTTTTTAGCAACAAAGACTGCTTTATCGGTAATCTTTTCACGCTTCATCACCATGGCATTACGATATGCACCTAGATAGTCTGCTAGTTTTTTGTAACCATCTTCAATGATACCTTCGATCTTACCTTGGCACACTTCATCAAGGAATTTTTCACCTTCTTCACGACTAATATCAGAAGTGCCAAATACTTTTTCTACCAATGGTTCCATATTGACATAAATGGAGTCAGTATCAATGTATACGATATAATCTACATTATCTGTATCAAGAACTGAATTCAGATAAGAATTTACACTCTTTTGCGCATAACGAATTGACAATTGCCCAGATGTTGTAATTGCTTCTGCCATTTCTGCAATATAGTAAATAAAATATGGGTTTGCACATGCGCCGTAAAGACTGTTCATGCTAATTTTAATCGCCATCTGCGAATTGTGCAATTGAGTGATTTGCTTTTTCAGTTCTTTCTTTTTAACCGGATCGTGTTCGTCTTCTGCCAACTGTTCAACTCTAAGCATTTCTTTTTTTATCTTAGACCGATTGCCATAATATTCTTCAATGATTTCAGGAATTACACCTAGTTTGCTATTAGAGAAACACACCCCATTTGCACAAACCGACTTGGTTTTGTCGTTGTTTTGGTATGTGCCATTAAGTACCATCTCTTGCGAAACATTTTCACGAAAATTAGGGATGAATGTTTCAGGTGACATATTATATTGCAACATAAGGTGAGGATACAATGAATTAAGGTCAAACGATACAACCCATTTATACATACCCGCAACAGGGTCTTTCACATAACCACCTACCAGATCGGATGACCTTTGCCCAGCATCACCTTTAACAAAAGGAACTATGTTATGTGACATAAGTTTGCGGTACAAAGTAGTATCCCATATACCAACTGTCCCAAATGCTTCTGAATAGTTTACGCCACCACCATAGGCAACAGTAAGAACCAATGAAAGCAATGCAGTTTCATCTTCAAATCTTTGAATAAGATGTGTGTCTTTAAGGTTATAGTCTAGATATAATTGTGGATTTTGATCATAAAGGTTTGTTAGATTGCCATATTCATCATACGATAGTTTCTTTTCACCCAACACAACATGTGCGATATTATCCAGTTTGTATGAATTCTGTGTTCCGTATTTATATCCAAATTTCTTAAATGCGTCCATGTAGTCGATTACAACCATACCACTTATAGCATAAGTGGATTGCTCTTTGCCGTAAAATTCTCTTGTTTTTTTGCGGATCATTCCCCAAGGCGATAGTTCTTTTGCCTTCGCTTCACCCAACACATTTATGATGCGAGTGATGATATACATAATATCGAAGTATTCTACGTTCCACCCTGTAACAATATCTGGATAGTTTTTTGTCCAGATTTGAATAAATCTCAGTAGCAACGCCGCTTCACTATCAAATTTCATGAATTGAATATCGTCTGGATCAATACCCGTAACTGTTTTGGTTTTGTCATAATCTTTGAGACCCAAAAGATGATACGTATCACTTTTAGATGATTTTACAGCAATAGATGTGATTGGTTTGTCTGCGGTTTCCATATTTGGATATCCATCTCTAATATCCACCTCAATATCGAAAGAGAAGATATTAATCTGCGACATATCAAATTTTATGTCATTAGGATATTTTTCTTGAATAAATTGCGCAGTGTAATTCGTATTTCCAAATACTTGAAAATTGTCTACGTCTTTATATTGTTCAACATCATCTCTTGCATCATTCATACTTTCATAAACTTTAGGAACAATAGGATGATTGCCTATAAGTGACGTGTATTCTGCTTCGTGTTCAAAACCTCTTTTCGCCTTGAAAAAAAGTGTAGGTTTGTATTTAATTTTTCTTGAAAAGCGTTTACCGTTTTCATATCCTCGCCATAAGATTGAATTACCATATTTTTCAACGCTTGTGTAAAATCCGCTCATTATATTCTCCTTGCCGGTTTTTTCAATTTTATCAATATATCATATCACTCTGTCTTATGTCAAGTTAAAAACTTGTCTAGACTAGATTTTTCTTCTTCAACATAGTTGGGGTTATTTTTTCTAAAAACCCATATTGGTTCAATGAAAACACCTCTCAACTCATTTTTATCTGTATTAGGTCTTGCCATCATTCGCATACCTATTTTCCCAATATAGTTAGAACCATCAAATTCCTTGAAGGCATCTACCATATCATCACAAAGATTCAATCTGGTATTTTCTTTAGTTCTTGGTTCTATTATGTTTATCATCATATAACCATCTTTCTTTATGGTTGTCCAAACATCTCTAGTCACTTTAAAAAAGAAATCATTTTTCCATTTTTCGAAATTATCATATCTATTCCAAGACTGTTCTTTTTCGTTCAATCCACCTTTTCCGTATTTTTCTGTTTCATAATATGGCGGTGAAGTAAAATAAAAATCAAAAAAGTCATTATACAAAGTCCAATCTACATCTTCTGACGGTTTACGCCATATTTTAACAGTTTTCACGCCAGAGCATTCGAAATAGTCTTCGCGCTCGGTTAGTACAGGATTGCCGCCTAAAATGCGATCATAGTACAGGCATTGCTGCTTATATACTTCAAAAACATCTGGATTTGGATCACATCCAACATACACTTTAGTATTTGGCGTTGCATAGAAACCTGCTAGTCTATCCCCCCAACCACAAGATGTATCCAATACATTAACAGCATTATGTTTTTGATATAATGCCTTTGCAACACTAGGTTTGAATTGTGTTGCAGTATAAGTTCCTAGACGAAAACTTGTTCTTATTGATTTTTCATTAATATCACACCCATCTAGAACAGTAAGACGCCAAAAATGCCAATTCATTTTCTCTAGCATTTTCACATCATTCCATATGCCAACTGGCGATGTAGTAGTATTTGAACCACACTGCAATCTATTTTTTTGCTGAAAATAATCACTTACGATATTGTAATAGTGACTTTTATCAATCACTCCTAACGGATTGTCTGCATATGTGTATTTGTAATCATACCTTTCACGGACATCATCAAAATCTTTATACATGTCAAGCATAGATTTCCTATTAAACTCATAGAAATATCTATTCAAATCATATTGATCAACTTCCTTGAAAGGGAATGTGATATTATTGTCGTGGATGTATCTGGCAAATGTTTGTCTTATGTCATCTTTCTCATATTTTTTTATGACATTAATCCACATGTCATTGGGTATAACTGGAATACCTCTTGAATCCGAATTATTCAAGAGGTATTCCATAAATTCATTTATAATCATGTTAACTTTCTATTTGAGAAAAATTCTTTTGTTTTTCAACTTTAATTGTGCTGTCAAAATGATCCATCAAAGCATCACCTTTGTGACTGATAACGAATATATTATCACCACCTGTCATACCATTAAGAACTTTGATTAGACTGTCCACACCAACATTATCAAGGGAACCGTCAAATATTTCATCAAAAATCAGTAGATTTGTCGAAACACTGTTTCTCATTTTAGAGACTGACCGCCAAGTCAAAAGTATGGCAAGATTGATACGCATCTTTTCACCTTCTGAAAATGACATGTATGAAAATTCATCTCTAAAACGAGATTTGATAACCTCATTAAAGTTCTCGTCAAGTTGGAAGTCAACGAACAGATCGAAAGCAGCTAAGTACTTGTTGATGAGCTTATTCATAACTGGAATATACTGACTGATGATTCGAGCTTTG